AGATACTAAACAAGGTAACGATTCTAATTTACCTGCGTACCTAAAGAAACCATTTTCAGACATCCAGTATGCAGAACCATCAACTTCAACACAAGCATTCTGTCCTGCAAGTCCACAGTTAGTCCCAACTTGTGCAAATGCAAATGTAAACGGAGCCCCAACAAATCTTTGTGTAAATAACGCAGTATCTGTCCAAACGTAGATTGCATCTCTACCTCTAATCGCTCCTCTTATTTGTGATCCGTCAGCTAGTCTTTGTGTTCCTGCGGTGTTGGTTGCTGTGGGTGTGTATGTGTTAATATTTTCTTGGTCAGAGAATCTTATAAACATATCATCTTGTGTGGATGTGTCTCCAATAGTTGTCTCTGTTCCAAAGAATACTAAGTGTCTATCTGGAGTAGATACTAACATATGTCTTGATGCAGTAGGAGCACCAGTTATAATTGTTGCTCTATTTGATGTTGCATTTGATGCAGCAGAGTTCCATTCAAAAACAGCACTATCATGAATCAAACAAATAGCTTTATCGCCAAAATTATCTAACGACCACATACCTGGTTCTAATACTAAATCACCAGACGCAGCTTCTCCCCAAGCCACAAAATCAGTTGTATTAGTTACAGTATCTCCACCGTTGTGAGCTGCAGCTGTTGTTCCTCTAACACCTCTTGTGACCCCTGTTAATTCATTTGAAGCACTAATGCCTGTATAAGATATTTCTTCATTATTTATTTTTATAAAGTTAGTTCCTGAACTTGGAAATTGAGATGCATCTGTTAGTATAATTCCAGTTGTAGCACCACTAAGTATACCACTTGTAATGGTTGTCGTAGCCACTCCTGCAACCTGACCTCCCCAAGATCCTAACGACCAACCAAAACCTTTCGCTTGAACTGCAGGTCCTACAGGATAATAATGTTGTACTCTAATACCACCAGATGTTGTTGCACCTGATCCAGATTCATTTGATGGCATGGTAATTGTAAGTGTTGTAGTATTAGGAACGGATGTTACCATAAATTTTTTATCATCAAAATCTGAAGCTGCAAAATTAGAATTAGTTATTGTAGAAAAATTATCTAATAAAATTATATCGTTTTCATTAATATTGTGAGCACCACTAAAGGTTATTGTTACAGTTGGTGATCCATTGGTCGTGGTGAACGCGCTCGTTAAAGTAGTTGTAGATTTAATAGGATGTATATCATAGAAGACACCACCAGAAAATGCATATAAAATTCTATTAGTTCCAATGATTGCGTATTTTCTACCTAGTGTATTAACAAAATGGTGGAGCCCACGGCCTGCTCCTGTAAGTGCATCACCCCCTAGTTGTTTCCAACCCCCTATTTTTTCTGGTGTTTGATAACGAAACCTAACGTTATCACAATCAATCCACTGGCCTTCTGCTCCTGTGGCGGTGATTTGTTTGTTTATACCTGGCTGAAAACCTATCTTTTGTAGCATAATAATCCATTATACCTATTTTGCAGTTAATTAATAGATTAAAAGCAGGGAGAGGGTGTGGTGGTGTCTCTCCCTACCAGTCTATTGTATAGACTATTTTGTAGAATTAGTCAACTTCGTGCCTTTAAACCACGCAGGTAAACCTATCATAGGTCTTTTATCTAAGGCGTTTTCTTTTGCCATTTTAGATCCTGTTTTGTTGTAATGCAAAAATACTTGACCACAGTCTTTGCCTGTAAATTCTTCTCTCCAATGTTCTAAATCACATCCAGAATATATTAACATATCACCTGGATTTAGTTTTACTTTAACACCTGCTTTATTATTACCACCTGTTGGATCTAAATATATTGGCCAGTCATCTCCACCTAAATTTAACGTGGTGGATATTTCACAAGAATATCTATCTTTGTGTCTAGCTAATACATCACCTTTTTTATAAATTCTAGCATACGAATATGTTTCAGATAATTTTAATCCTGTATGTTTTTCCATAACAGGTTTTACTTGTTGTAATAAAGTTTCCATGGCTATGTCACCATAATGTGAGTATGTATTTGGAACTTGGTCATCGTTCCATACACCAAAGTATTCTGTAAATGGTGATATATACCTTGTATCAAACAATATCTTAGCAACGTTTCTTTTGTTTAAGAAATAATTATATACAAAATTTGCTAACTCTTTTGATATTGCATTTTTTAAAACACTGTATTTATTTTTTTTGAACGACATTATTTTCACTCCTTACTGCATTTAACACACCTTTTGGCATGGCTTGCACATTCCAATGAATAAATCTAAAAGGTTCATATCCCATGTCCACAGTATATAAATGTGGCATATACGATGGAAAGAATATCATTCTACCTGGTTTAGCTTTATAAAACACTTGTGAACTTGCGTGTGTAATTTTTAATTTATCTTTTTCTGGTAAAAGATTCATTAAATTCCCTGGTCTTGGATCTTCAAATACTGGCATGGATGTTGCCTCACTTGCTTTTAAAAAATAAAAACCAGACATGTGTCCATTCCAATGTGTATGTAATGTATGATGTCCACCACCTTTTTTAGCAAACTCTTGCACCCACATCTCCATCATCCACATTTCATGGTTAGTTAAATCAAAACCCATTTCATCTAATAAATTATGACAAGTTGATATAACATAATTTTGTAAAGGCAAAAAATTAGGATCATTAATTAAACTTGTTGAGTGAAATACATGACCCATATCTCCTTTATCCCCAAGTTTTTTATTTCTTTCATCTATTTGTTTTTTTAAATTTTTTTGTGATTCTTTTATATATTTATCAGAGGCTTTGTTTAATTTTTTTACAAATTTAGGTTCGTCTGCCCACCATATTGGACATTTGAAATATTCTTCTAATTGTAATTGTTTTGGAAAACTCATCTATAAGGCCATCCTAAATTCCAAATAACTAGACTATATCTAGATCCTTTTTTAACTGGACAAACTCTGTGCCAAACAAAACCAGGAAATACAACTAAAGATCCTTTTGGTAATATCTCTGTGCATTTTCTAATATTAGGTTTTTTATCAGGGTCCATATTTCTAAAATCAAATTCTAGCTCACCACCTTTATAATCTTTTGGATCTGATAAACTAACAGTTACTGATAACTTTCTAATTTTACCGTTTGATGGATCTCCTTCTTGTCTTTGATAAGGTCTATCCCAACCATCACAATGCCAATCATAGAATTGACCTTTTTCATATTTTGTAAATTGACATGATTCAGAATAATCCCATTGAAAATTCCAACCTGCGTTTGCATTCGCTTGATGAACATACGGCTGTATTTCTTTATATATCCATCTATCATTCATCCAAACAATATTAGAATCTCTTTTTTGTTTTAAATCTTTTATTTGTTTTTTATTTAAATTTTTACCTTGACCGTAACCACCAGTGACAGCCATTTGATCAGAAATAGATTTTCCATATTTAACTATCTCATCACAAATTCTAGCAGGAACTGCTGATTGAAAATACCAATAATAATTTGTTAGGTTCATCTTTCTATATCTTTCTTATATCAAATGTTATTAAGAAGTCAATGTTCCAGAAACTGTAAACTTAACTAATTTAGTTCCTGAAGGTCCGCATACAATAGAATTTGTTCCTGGCGCTACAGATAGACTTGGCGCAACAGCAGTAGGTACTCTTAATACAACTATACCTGATCCACCATTACCTCCATCTCTATCTGGAACAGAACAAGATAAATAGCCTCCACCACCTCCACCTCCAGTGTTAGCAGTTCCAGCAACACCGTTTTGAGGTGCAGAAGCACCAGCACCACCACCTCCTGATCCACCTGGACCAGGATTTAAAGCACCTGGACTTGGATTAGGTGCGTAGACTCCAGATCCACCTCCACCTGCAAATACTCCACTTACACCAACACCAGTTCCAAAAGTTGGACTGACATTTTTACCTGCTCCACCTGCACCAGATGTATTACAACCAGAAGGGTTACCTCCAGCTCCACCTGCTCCACCACCACCTGCTGCTAATCTAGTTCCAAAACTCGGACTGTTTGTTCCTCCTGGATTACCAAAACCAAAAGTTCCTGAATCTCCAGATTGACTTGGTTGAGTAGCTGAGCCACCAACTGCACAGTTACCTCTACTTGAACCACCACCAGATCCACCATCTCCACTTGGTGATCCTAAATTTCCTGCTCCACCACCTTTTGATGTTAAACCACCAAAAGTAGTATCATTACCTGTAACACCATTTGCAGGTCCAGGTTGCGCTGTTGCACCTGCTCCTATTACAACTGATAATGAACCTGCTTCAATAACTCTTGATTCTTGAAATATTAATCCACCAGCTCCACCACCACCAAGACCGCAATGAGAACCACCACTACCACCGCCTGCTACCATTAATAAATCTGCTGTAAATGTTCTTTTAGGCCATGTTCCTTGATTCCTTGCACTAAATTGACTTTGCATTGACCACACACCACTTGCTTTGTTTAATTCTTTTACGACTACTACTCCTGAACCACCTGCTGCTCCAGTGGTTCCACAAAAACTTCCTCCACCGCCACCACCTTTATTAGTTGTTCCTGCAACACCACTTGCACCTGTACCACCATTCATTCCTCCTCGTCCACCTGTGCCACAAGGAGAGGTTCTCT